AAAGACAGCCAGTAGTGTTACCTGTGTTGTAGAAGATTGGTTACGTTATAATACGTTTAACAGTTCAGGCGGTAGTGGTATTTTTGGTAACGGAGCCGCAGTGGTATTCAACATCAATGAAGATGGGTTACCTATGCTAGATCCATTTCCAAGTACTATTGCCAGTTACAGTTTTTATCCAAATGTTATGGGTAGATTCCAATATCTTAATCCTCAACACAATTATGTTTTAGATAAAACAGCACACGGATTTGCAAAATCTGATGTTATAGCAGTTGCGTCAGATGGCTCATATGTCAAAGCAAACAGTTTAAATTTAAGTAAAACATTTGGTATTGTTACAGAAGCAGGCCCAGGACCAAATCAATTTATAGTTCAGCCTTTTAACAAAGTTGTTGACTTTAATCCTGCTTTGCCAGGTTCATCAGGAGATTATATCTATGCAGATACTGATGGCGATTTAACTACATCAGATACTGGAAAAGTTGTTTTCTTAAAAATTAAAGATGCTGTACCTAGTATAGCAACAGGTTCTATTGGTAATCCAACACTAAGTGGAGCATCTAATCTATCTGTAAATGGTTTTGATATTACATTCAGTACTGGTGCAAATATCAGTACTATTCAAACAGAATTAAATAGTCACACATCTAATACTACTGTAACTGCAAGTACAGTTGTTGACGCAACCACCGTACAAAGTTCTACTAGTGCAGGTGGACTAAGTTATGGTGTTGTGGGTAGTTATGTAGACGGTGGCTCGGCGCCACAAGCCAATATAGACAGCGGCAATGGTAATACCACAATTACATTTACCACAACCACAGCAGGTGTGGCGGCAGGATATTCGGGCATTGCATTGGCAGAAGATTTTGTAACAGATATTAATGCCGCAAGTATAGATAATTTGACTGCATCAGCAGTAGGTACAGGTACAGGAGCGGCTGTAAAACTCACAGAAGCAAATGGTAATGCTATAAACATTTATGCTGTCGCAAATGACAAAAACGGTAATCCGTTTGTGGGTGGTTCAGCAAACACTTCAGGGTTGGTTGCAACAACAAGTGCCAGTACTGCTCAAAAACTTAAACTTACTAGAAGCGACGGTGGTGAGATATTGCTGTTTGATAACAGTGGGTCATTCACAGGTGATGTTGGGATTTTCAGTTCACACACTGGTTCATATCCTATTGCAGTAAACATTGAACAGGGTATACGTCAAGCAACAGTGACAGTATATAATAATATTGCCGCCAGAGACGCCTCAGGAACTGCCGCTACAGGTGACCAGGCTTATGTGTTAGACAACGGTGTTGGCGAATGGGCATTGTACCTATATGATGGTAGTGCTTGGGTTAAGATATCCGATGAAGATAGTGCTAATACAGACGCACAGACGCTCACAGCAACATTTGTAATGCCAGACAGTGGATTTGGCAACAGTAATACAGTTGTAATGGGTAATATATCTCCCGGTGGTAAGATACAAAGTGTTAGTGTCGACGTCCACACAGCATTTAGTGGACAAACAGCAAATACTGTGCCTATTGTAGAAGTTGGCACAACATCAGATCCTGATTTAGTTGCAGGCAACGTAAACTTTGATTTAGAAGAAACAGGTTCGTATGTAGCAACTCCAGAATATTTGTATCCTGACAGTAATTCAGATGAATTAGTTTTAAGAGCAAAATGCACTCATTTTACCGCAACAAGTGGTAATATCACAATCAAAGTAACGTATATCTAATACGGTTCTGTATAATTTTCTCTAAATTAAGATAAATATTAAGAACAATACAGCATACACACATCTATTGTATACAAAAAATAGAGAATAATTTAAGCCTTAAATAAGGCTAACAACACAATTAATTGGAGAAAACAAAATGGCCGATGTCAAGAATTTTGGATTAAAGGGAATCGGTGATGACGTACAATTAGGTAAAAGTGGTGGTAGAACGAAATGGTCAAGTGGTAACACTAGATTTGAATTCTACGAATCAGACGGATCAACATTAGCGGCAGTTAGAGCGGCTAACGTAGACGTCCAAGGCACACTTTTATCAGATGATATCACAGCAAGTGCAATTAGCATTTCAGGTGATGCGACAATCACAGGTGACCTGACAGTCAATGGTAGTACAACTACCGTTTCATCAACTAACACAACTATTGCAGACTCATTGCTAGAATTAGCAACGGGCACAACTGGCACGCCAGCAAACGACGTAGGTTTAGTAATCGAACGTGGTGACAGCAATAACGTGTTTATTGGATGGGACGAATCAGAAGATAAAGTCGTAGCGGCAACAGGATCCTTCACAGGTTCTAGTTCCGGCGCATTAACATTAACAGTCGCTGACTTTGAAGCGGCAGAAGTAAAAGGTTCATCATTTAATGATGGTACTTTAACAATGACTTTCGTAGACGACGATACATTTGCGGATAACGCCGCAAACAAATTACCTTCACAGCAATCTGTAAAGGCATACGTTGATACTGCGAATACAAACTTAAAAGCATACGTCGATGGCTTAGACAGAGACGATGACTTACAATTTACAGGTGACGATGGTACCGGTAGAACTTTAGACTTAGATAGTGGTACATTAACTATCGCAGGTGGAACTGGTATAACATCAGCCTCCGGCGCAAGTGCTGTAACATTAAACCTAGACGATACTGCCGTAACAGCAGGTGACTATGGTGATGCAACTAACATTCCATCATTTACAGTAGATGCTCAAGGTAGAATAACATCAGCAAGTAATGTTGCTATTCAAACCAGTTTCACATTAAGTGATGGTTCTTCAACTAGCACAATTGAGGGTGGTGACACTTTAACAGTTGCAGGTGGTACAAACATTACTTCAGCAGTAAGTGGTGACCAAGTAACTTTAAACTTAGATAGTTCTATCTCAGGTTTAACAAGTGTTAGTTCAACAACATTAACAGACGGTACAGCAAGTCTTAGTTCAGGTTCATTAACAGGTGCAGTAAACGTAACTGCTTCAGGAATTGTATCTTTCGGTACATTAACTGACAGTGGTGAAAGTATTGCAGTAACTAAGTTTGTTGACGAAGCAGACGGTATTGCAAATAACGACAATGATACCACAATCCCAACTTCAGCGGCAGTCGTAGATTACGTTGCCAATAATGCTGGTGATGGGTTATTATTAAGAGCAAGTTTTACAGCAAACAGCAGTGATGCTACTTTTAATATTGGTACAGTACCTAACGTATCAGGAAGAACTTACTATGCAAGTAGAGTTATACTTAATGTTTCAACAGAAGTAAGTGGTGGCTCAGTTGCAGGTATGCTTGTTAAAGATAACGCAGGTTCAGGTAACACATTAGCGGCGGCTACAGAAAATGATGTAGCAGTTGGTACTTATGTAATCGATATAGACTATGCAGATGCTTTAACTAAGAATGCGGCAATTCAAGTTGCATTTGTTCAAGCAGACGGTTCAACATCAGCAACACCAACAGGTGGAGTTGTGAACGCACAAGTAGAATACAAGTTTGTATAATATTTGATAGTTAGACAATAACAATATGAAGGGGCCTTTTTAGGCCCTTTCTTTTTGAGCATAATGTATAAATATTATATGTAACAGAAATGTTACATCGTTCATTCACTCTAAATGTAGCAGTGAACGGAAGTAGTCAAGTAGACGAAGGAACGCATCTTCGTTCATCTCGCAAGAGACGGAAGTAGGTGAAAACTGAAGGAACGCATCTAACTTTAATTAGGAGGATGTTATGACAACATATCAATCAAGGCTCTTTATAAGAGCAGTCAAAAAATCTCTTAAGGAAAAACACTTAACTAATAATGTGAAAAACAGTATTAGAGAAAGTAAGAAAAGCGAGTTACCTGCATATATAACAGATAATCCTTTCTATCCTTAAGATGAAAAAGGGAGCATCGATGCTCCCTTTTTATTAGGTTATTGTTTAATCTCTTAATAAATGAACTACTCGGGTAAATCTACCTGCTTTCATTATGTTATCAAGTGTATTCCATATTCTCTTCATACCAGTCTCTCCACGTTTTTAAACTTACAGGTTTGAAATCCGGAATTGTGATACACAACAAAACTATTGTGTATTTTATCGTCAAAACCGTACTTTACCCCTTTTGGTTTAATGGGACAACTTTGTGGTCTAATAAGGTCTCCCTTGTATATAGACTCATCTTTCATTCTAAAGAATATTTGTGTTTTTGTAAATTCAACTTTGTCTATTTCAGATTTGTTGATATGATTGTCAGCCAGAACTGTTCCACTTGAAAAAAGTATGAGCAATCCGGCTACTATTCCTAAGGACTTCGCCATTTTATTCTCCTGTTTGATGAACATATTGAAACATTTTAACAATTACTTTATCCCTTTGGGACCTGTAACGTTTGTGTTAAATTTATGTTACGATTATGTTACAAAAGTATTTATACAAATTGTTCCAAAAACACTTGACTTTTCTGAATATTTCTGTATAATTAGTTATGTAGGTAGGTAAAAATATGATTAATAAAGATAAGATAATATTGACAGACTGCGATGGTGTGGTCTTAGATTGGGAAGAAGGATTTTCAGTTTGGATGGAACATCACGGACATTCGACTGTTGAAGGTTACAAAACAATGTATAATGTTGGTGACCGTTATGGTATAAGCAAAGAGCAAGGTTCCCAAATGGTAAAAGTATTCAACGAAAGTGCGGCAATAGGATTTCTTCCTCCACTTAGAGATGCTCAATACTTTGTTAAAAAATTACACGAACAACATCAATATAAATTTATTGCTATTACAAGTTTAAGTTTAGATCCTTATGCAAAAGAGTTAAGAGAAAGAAACCTCAAAAAGTTGTTTGGAGATGCCTTTATAGAAGTAGTGTGTTTAGACACAGGTGCAGACAAAGATGAAATACTCAAAGAGTACGGCGAAAAGTATAAAGGTAATTACTGGATCGAAGACAAACCTGAGAACTTAAATTGGGGTATAGAAGCAGGACTCAAAGGTATTTTAGTTGAACACGGTCACAATATGAACTACACAGGCAATGCAAATGTAGTTGTTAATTGGCAAGAAATTTATAATTTAGTTACAAAGTAGAGCAAATATGATAACAGTTAGAACAATAGACAGCAAGAATCCAAAGTTTAAAAGTAATAGTAAATTTAGTTTTACAGATTTATTAATTGTTGCTAATGCAGTATTTCGCAAAAATGGATATGTTAAAGCAAATGAAGTTCCTCAAGTTATTTCAGATGACACAAAAATTGATAAAGTTCCAAATGTTCTTATTGTTAGACATATTTTGGGTGTGGGCAAGAAACATCATTCAAGCATACTAAATTTTATAGATGCTCTCGAAATAGATACCAATCAAGATGATGCTGATATGACAACACAACAAATTAAATTTTTTAAAGGATTACTTATAAAAGGTATGAAAGGTAATTTAAGTGACTTTGAGCAAAAAATCTTAAAACTTATAAAAGATGAATATATAAGTTATCCTGATATTGGAGTTGTATCGAGTTTACCTTTAATCTATAAAAATGCTTTAAAGTTTAAAGAAACAGAAAAAATGGAAAAGGAAATTGGCTCTAAAAGCGAATTTATAGGCACCGAATATGAAAGAAATGATTTCGAAGATGTAAAATTAATTATGAGGAAATATATACACAGAACTCAAAGTTGGTTATATGTTGGAACCAAAGATAATAATATTATCAAGTTTTTTTCATCTACAGATTTAAATGTAAATGACAGTTATAACATTTCTGGCTATGTAAAAGAGCATAGAGTAAACGACAGAACAAAGGCAAAAGAAACAATAATTAATCGAGTTACCGTCAACTAAGTCAAAAATTAAAATAAGATAAATACTTAAACATATGAAAGGTTTAAGTAAATGGCAGACGTCTTTAGAAATTTAAAAGGTACTAGTAAAACAGAATTCAGATTGGGGTTATCCAACAGAGGTTCTGGATTATACAGTGGTGCATCAGATCCTTCAGGTAGTTATACAGTATCGGCAGGTGATATTTGGTTTGACAAAAATAATCAACGTTTAGCAATTAGAACTTCTGGCGGTGCTTGGACTGATGTAACAAACACTTCGGTTGTAGATAATCAAATATCAAGTACATTAAGCAGTGATGTAACATTTGGTGCAGATGTAACTATTACAGGCGATTTAACTGTAAATGGCACTCAAACGGTAATTAATACAGAAACTCTTAACATTGCTGACAATGAAATTGTATTAAACAGTGATTTAGCAAGTAACCAACCCGCAACTGCAAACGCAGGCATTTTAGTTAATAGAGGTAACGAAGGAAACGTTTTTCTACGTTGGGACGAAGGCGAAGGTGAGTGGACAGTAAATGGTGAAACATTTAGTGCTGGTGCATTAATTGGTAACCTAAGTGGTAATGTAACAGGTAGTATAGCACCTAATGGAGCACCTAACGTTGTTAGAGCAAACACACTAATTGTAAATGGTTCTTACACAATGCCCACATCAGATGGTACTGCTAATCAAGTATTAACAACAAATGGCAGTGGTGTAGTAAGTTTTGCTACATCTAGTACAAGCAATATCACAGAAGGTACAAATTTATATTTCACAAACGCAAGAGCAGATGCTAGAGTACAAGCGGCAATTGATACAGATACTTCTTTTGCTAGTGCTTCAGATACTTTAGTACCATCACAATTAGCAGTTAAAACATACGTTGACGCACAAGTTGATACTGTTGATGCCTTAAGTGAACTAAGTGGTGATACAGATGACGTCACAGAAGGTTCAACAAATCTTTATTACACAGATGCCAGAGCAAATAGTGCCATAGATGCAAAACTCACTGGCAATTTAACATTCGGTGAAGTTGATGCTAGTACTGTATCATCGCCTATATTTGAAACAGTAAGCGATTACGGATCGGTTGCTAGTTCAACAACAAACACAATTAATTATGGTAATTTAACTGATACCGTTGTAGCACTGGTTAATAGTGATTACGGTGTAGTGGAATCAAGTGGAGGACCAGTTGAGTTTCCACAGTATGAAGTTGCATCAGTACCTGATGCATCTGCATATACAGGGCATATGATATTTGTGCCTAACGAGTCAGGAGGCGCAGTAATGGCATTTAGCGATGGCACAAACTGGCGTCGAGTGACAGACAGAACAGTCATAAGTAGTTAGTAGGAGAACATAAATGACAGAAGAAACAAAAACAGCAGTACACCATCCGGCTGATACAAATGGAGATGGAAAGGTTTCAAAAGCAGAAGAGCAAATGTACCTAGAGTTCAAAAGAAAAGAACTGGAAGATTTAGATGCAATGAGAGATGCACAAAGAAGTATGGCTTGGTTTGCACTAAGTGGTATGCTTCTATATCCATTTGCAGTAGTATTAGCAGTTCTATTTGGATTAGAAAGTGCTAGTAAAATACTAGGCGATATGGCGGCTACATACTTTGTAGCAGTAGCAGGTATCGTTGCCGCATTCTTTGGTGCTCAAGCATTTAGCAAAGGTAAGTAATTGTAATGGAAGATAAGTTTATAAAAAACTTTTGCAGGCTCATAACCAAAGAGAAGTTGGCTGGGCCTGACATTACTAAGTATTTTAATATTGTAAACAGTTTAGCAGACACTAAAAAGATGATGCAAGTGTCTAGTGGTGAAGAAGATAAATTTGATGTATTAGTTTATCAAGAAGAGGATTTGTTTGCATACGAGATACTACTACAGGACGATATCTCATCATCTGAAGGTGAAGATATTTCAGAAGAATTATTAGAAGAATTCCCAGAACTTGACTTCGAATTTGAAGCAAGTACCACAGTTTAAAAAATATTTATTGACTTACCAATTCTTAGACTATATAATAGTCTAAACAGATAATTACATACACAGGGAGAAATAAATGGCATTTAATAAAACATTTAATCAAGAAGAAGTCGCAAGGCTAAAGAAATTAGTCAACGAAGGTATGCAAGTTCATTTTGAAATGGACGCCCTCAAAGAAGGACTTCGTGATACAGTTAAAGCAATCGCAGAAGAAATGGATCTAAATGCAGGTACACTAAACAAAGCAATTAGAGTCGCCCACAAGGCTTCCTTAGGACAAGAAAGAGATAAGTTTGATGAACTTGAAACTATCTTAGAAGTAGTTGGCAAAACATTATAATTGACAACCGTCAAAGTTTTTGCTATAATTAATTTTTAATATTTGGTATTGTGCCAGCCTGAAGTGGTGCTCGGAGTTGATATATGAGTTACGTTGATGCGTATTATGACAAACAAAAGAATAAAGTAAATGTTGTCGAACGCATAGATGGTAAACGTAAATATGTAGAACATCCGGCTAGATATTATTTTTATGTAGAAGATCCAAAAGGCAAATACAAAAGCATTTATGGTGACTCTGTAACCAAAATTACTTGCTCTACTCACAAAGATTTCCAAAAAAACATAGCATTCAATAGAGGTAAAAAACTTTTTGAAAGTGATTTACGTCCAATCAATCGGGTTATTTCAGACCACTATCAAGGTGTCGAAGCACCAAAACTACATACTGCATTTTTTGATATTGAGGTAGACTTTGACCCTGAAAGAGGATATAGTTCCCCACAAGACGCATTTATGCCCATCACAGCGGTAGCCGTTGTGTTAAACTGGTGTGATGCTATAGTTTGTCTAGCAGTTGCTCCTAAGTCGTTAGATAACGAACAAGCAAACAAAATTGCAGACAAAGTAGGCAACACCATTATATGTAAAGACGAAAAAGAACTGCTACAAAAGTTTTTAGTATTGATAGAGGATGCTGACATATTGAGTGGTTGGAATTCAGAAGGTTATGATATTCCTTACACAATAAATCGTATTACCAAAGTGTTAGGTAAAAGCGAAACTAGAAAGATGTGTTTATGGGATATGTTACCCAAGGAAAGAAAATATATCAATCACGGAAGAGAAACAGAAACATATGATTTGATTGGTAGAGTTCATTTGGACTATTTGGAACTTTATAGAAAGTACAACTATGAAGAAAGGCACAGTTACAGATTGGACTTTATCGGTGAAATGGAAGTAGGTGAAAAGAAAGTTCCGTATGAAGGAAGTTTAGATAGGCTTTACAATCACGATTTTGAATTGTTCTTAGAATATAACATTCAGGATACTATGTTGTTGAAAAAGATTGATGACAAACTACAGTTCATTGATTTAGCAAATACTATTGCACACGATAATACTGTATTACTGCCAACAACAATGGGTGCGGTAGCAACAACAGAACAAGCAATAATTAATGAAGCACATAGACGTGGTGTGGTAGTTCCAGATAGATTAAGAGAACGTCCAGAGAACACACAGGCGGCAGGTGCCTTTGTTGCTTTCCCACAAAAAGGTTTGCACGATTGGGTAGGTTCAATGGATTTAAACAGTCTATATCCTAGTGTGTTTAGAGCATTAAATATGGCACCTGAAACAGTAGTAGGTCAGTTGAGACCTGATCATACTGAAAAAGAAATTAATGACAAAATGACAATCGAAGGCAAGAGTTTTGCTGATGCTTGGTTAGGTAAGTTTGGTAGTAACGAGTATGAACTTGTTATGAGCAAAGATGTTACTAGACCTATTATACTTGATATGGAAGATGGTACAAGCAATGAAGTAACTGGTGCCGATGTTTATAATTTGGTATTTAACAGTAATCAACCTTGGTGTTTGAGTGCCAATGGCACTTTGTTTAGAACTGATGTACAAGGCATTGTGCCTGGATTACTTGAACGTTGGTATTCAGAAAGGCAAGAACTACAGGCTAAAAAGAAAGAGCAAACAGATCCAGAGCAAATTGCATTCTATGATAAAAGACAATTGGTCAAAAAGATTAACTTGAACAGTTTGTATGGTGCGATACTTAATGCAGGTTGTAGGTTCTTTGATATGAGAATAGGACAAAGTACTACACTTACAGGTAGACGTATCACACGTCATATGGGTGCAGAAACAAATAGACTGCTCACCGGAGAATACAATCATCAAGGTGCAACAATTATATATGGTGATACAGACTCGGTATATTTTACAGCCGCACCTGCATTGCCTGAAGGAACAACAATGGATTTAGAAATGGCAACTGAGTTGTATGATACTATTTCTAATACTGTTAGTGATAGTTTTCCTAATTTTATGAAAAATGACTTTAACGTGCCTACACATCAAGGCGATGTTATTAAAGCAGGCAGAGAAGTAGTTGGCAGAGCAGGATTGTTTATCACAAAGAAAAGATATGCTATTAATGTACTAGACTTGGAAGGCTGGAGGCCTGAAGGTGGTAAACTAAAGATTATGGGGTTAGATATCAAGCGAAGTGATACTCCAGAGTTTGTTCAAGATTTTTTACAAGATATACTTGCTAAAACACTCGACGGCGGCGACGAAAAAACTATAATGGCAGATATTCGGACATTCAAAGAAGAATTTAAAGGTATGGACCCTTGGCGTAAAGGTATGCCTAAACGTGTTAATAATTTAACAAACTATACATCACTTTATAACAAAACAGTACAAACACCAGGCAACAGCCAGTCTTTATTTAGGTTAGAATCAATTAAAAATGATGGTGCAAAGAAAAAATCAACAACAATTCCAGGACACGTCAGGGCAAGTATAAATTGGAATAATATGTTACAAGCACAGTCAGACAACTACAGTATGAAAATTACTGACGGTATGAAAGTAATTGTGTGTAGTTTAAAAACAAACAATATGGGATTCAGCAGTATTGCATATCCTACAGATGAATTACAATTACCTGAATGGTTTAAGAAGTTACCGTTTGACGAAGATGATATGGAGAAGAAAGTAATAGACAAAAAGGTACAAAATTTATTGAGTGTATTAAAATGGGATTTCAGTCAAATACAGACTAGTAACACATTCCACGATTTGTTTACATTCTCAGACTAAAATTATGGGGGGAAAGACATTGACTTTTCTAAATAATAAATGTATAATATCTAAATTACAGGAGTGAACTAATGATAAAAGATATTTTTAAAGACATCCTAAAGCATACCCACGCATTAGGATTTGTTGAAATGGTGAAAGTATCTGGTACAGACACAGAGACCACAATCTCTGCTATGGATCAAGATAAAACAGTCATCATACAGGGTAAGTTACACAGTCCTATCAGCGACTTTATTGACGCAACGGTTGGTTTGAGTAGAATGACAGTTATTGATGGACTATTAAAGTTTCCAGGCTTTGATAGTGACGACGCAACTGTTAGCATTAATAAACAAGAAAGAAACGGAGAAGATATTCCAGTTGAAGTTGAGTTTAAAAGTGCAGAAGGGCATAATGCAAAGTACCGCTTTATGTTAGCAGACGTAGTTAACCAGCAGTTAAAAGACGTTAAAATGAGAGACGTTGATTGGGACGTTAGTTTTGTGCCTAGTCAGAAGAACTTAAAAGACTTAGGCTTCTTTAACAACATCTTAGGTGTGTATGAAAACAGTTTTACACCTAAAGTAGAAGATGGATTACTACACTTTATTATAGGACAACAAAATGGCGACAGTTCTAAAATACCAGTCAACGATAATGTTGAAGGTGAACTAAAAGGCACGTGGAGTTGGGAACTATCTAAAGTTATTACTATCCTTAGATTAAGTGATAGCAGTAATTGTGTAGTAAGTTTCAGTGAAGCAGGAGCAATGCAAATCGATATCGACAGTGGTATAGGAGCATATACATACATCTTACCAGCAAGGAGTTAAAATGGATTTATCCAAACACATAGGTGATTCAGCAGTCTATTTGCCTGCTATTAGTGGTTTCTATACAGAACTGCTTGGCAGATGTAAACATATAGAAGGCTATATCCCTGAAGGTAGGATTCCAGAAGGCTTCGAACACGGCTTTGAAGGTCTAAACTTTTTAGACTATGACAAAGGTTACTTTAAGTATAATATGGGTTTATACTCGGCAGGACACGCCTACTTAGACATAGACAGAAGTAACGAATTAGAATACATTATTCAAAAACGTGATAGAGAAAACACTATGATACTAGGAGACTCAGGCGGTTTCCAAATTGGTAAAGGTGTTATTAAATTCGACTGGGAGAACTTTTTTGAAAAGCCTGGCGATCCTGGATACAAAGGTGATGCTGACAAAGTTAGACACAAAATTTTAAACTGGTTAGAGCATACAGCAGATTGGAGTATGACACTTGATGTACCTAGTTGGGCAAGTAAGCCTGAACTAAGGGAACGTACAGGACTTAAAGATTTTGATGAATGTTTAAAATGTACATTACACAACAATGATTTCTTTGTACAACACAGACAAGGCAAAACAAAATTCTTAAATGTGTTGCAAGGCACACATTGGGAAGATGCTAGTATATGGTATGACGCAGTAAAAGACTATCCGTTTGAAGGGTGGGCAATGGGTGGTAACCATATGAGAGATATGAAGATGTGTCTCAAACGTCTTATTGTGATGAGAGATGAAGGTAAAATTGAAGGTAAAGATTGGATACATTATCTTGGTACAAGTAAGTTGGATTGGGCAGTAATGTTTACTGTGATTCAAAGAGAACTTAGAAAGATTAATCCTAATATTACTATTAGTTTTGATAGTGCAAGTCCGTTTATCAGTAGTGCAAATGGTTTAGTTTACTCACAAACTGTATTAAGTGCAGACAGACAAAGTTACTTAATGGACAAATGTTTTGATAACAAACTTAATAGTGAAAATATTGGAGATTTACCATTTCCTTTTGAAAGTCCAATTGGTCTTAGAACAAAAGTTAAAGATGTAAACTGGTACAAGCCTGGTATGTTAAACAAAATTGGTAAAGAAGGTAAAACAAGTTGGGATAGTTTTACATACGGTATTTTAATGATACACAATGTTTATATGCACATCAGAGCAGTTCAGAGAGCAAATCAATTAGCATTAATTGAAATGCAAGAGTATCAGCCAGATTGGAGAAATTGGGAAAGAGTTAAAAGAAATGATAAAAGTAAAGAGTTTAGTCAATGGGTTCCTAGAAACATTCTATACTTTAATACTTTCGTACAAGAACTTTTTGCTAGTGAAGACCCACACGGACTACTCGACGAAGCAACATTATTCTTAGAAGCACTAAACAATAATCCTCATAAAGATGGTAATAACAAATTATTCCAAAGTTTGTTCGAAGAGGAAGTTACTGAAGCAGATGATAACTCATTTGATGAGAATGATGAAGTGTTAGCAAATTTGGAGGCAGAATTAAAAAATGCCTAAAGCAGTATTAGTAGGACTTGGCGGTATAGGTTATAACGTATACTTACCACAACTGAAAAAAGTTGGGTATGAAGTTGTAACTGTTGACAAGCACAATGTTCTTACTAATCCTGATTATGAGGACTTAGATGATGCAATATCAAATAATGATTTTAAATTGGCTGTAATTTGCACTCCTAATTACACACATTTAGAATTATTAAATCAATTAGGCGAAGCAGGTGTTACAAATATATTTGTTGAAAAGCCTGGTTTGCCTAGTGCCCAACATTGGCAAGATGCCATAGACAGATTTCCTAACAGCAAAATTATGCTAGTTAAAAATAACTTGTATAGAGAAACGTATGGAATATTAGATGAGTTTGTGGGGCAGTATGATGTTACAGATGTTACTATAAACTGGATTAATAAAGACAGAATACCTAATCCAGGTAATTGGAGTACAAACCGTGAATATGCTTGGGGAGGCGTAGCACACGACTTGTTCCCACACTTGTATTGTTTTATGTTGCATTTATTTCAAGAAGATCCTGCAGAGTTTAAACGAGTATCTAGTTGGAAAGTACAAAAATGGAACTTAGATAACATAAGTGGTACTGCATATGGAGTATACAAAGAAGATGGTGTATACGACGTCTGCGATAAGGCTGTGGATATTTACAGTTTAAAAAATATACCTATCACAATAGATGCAAGTTGGAAAGAAGGAATAGATGACCAGTCTATAAATCTTAATTTTGCAGATGGTTCTAGTCTTAGATGGCCCTTTGGATTATGTCCAAACGAAGCATACGGAAATATGCTAGAGTTTTCACCAGATGATCCATATGAATGGCATCAACAAATTGACTTATGGATACACAAACAATTAGAGGAATTTAATGAGAAAGAAAAATAGATTATTCTATACCACAGGAAACCAAGATATAGTAGAAACTACATATAAGTTACCTAAATTAACAGGTGACGATGTTAAAGTTAAAAGCATTTATACAGGTGTCTGCAGAAGTGATGTTGCTATGTATAATGGAGACTTTATTACATTACCAAAAGAAATTCAAGGACACGAATGCTTGGGAGTAATTACAGAAGTTGCAAATCCTGATATAGGTTTTAAGGTGGGAGATTATGTTGCTACAAGAGGAGAGCCTGGATTTGCAGATGAATATATTGCAAAATATGGCACTTATGTTAAAGTTCCTGAAGCAGATCCTAAATATATCATAGAGCCAGTTGCTTGTGGTATTAACATAGTAGATAACTATTTGAGAATGTTTATGGGGCAACCTAAAACATTCTTTAAGAGAAAGAAATATTTAATTATTGGGACTGGCTTTTTAGCACAGGTAGTGTATAAAACTTTAGAGTTTGCATTGCCAAGTAAGCCAAACGTTTATGTAATTGGTAAAAGTAATAAAAAATTCTGGAACAAAACAAAATGTACATTTTTAACACAAAAAGATTTAGACAATGGTAATTTTATATTTGATGCTGTATTTGATATCAGTTCAGATCCTAAATACATTAACGAATTAGATATGTTAAAAACAAATGGCGTACATCTGATATGTGCAGAAAAAACAGAAAATATGAATGTTGATACTAGTAAAATGTTATGGGAAAATAAAAAGATACTATTCCCTAGTCCTAGAGATGCAAGTTTTATAGATTCGATGGTATTAGGAGTGGAACTAGTTAGAGACGGCACTATAGATACTAGCACACTATGGACAACAGAATACGACAGAGACACGCAACTAGAACAGGCATTTGAAGATGCAAATGATAGAAGTAAAACATATTCACGAGGTTATATAAAATGGCAACAATAGATGGTAGAGAAAACTTTGGCGAAAACCCAACTTACTTCACAGGCGTAGAAGTTGAAAACACTCCGTTAAAGGGTGTTGAAACTTTATTTGTAGTTGGGTGCCAAAGTGCTAAGGATATCGATAAACGTGCTAAAAAACACAAAGTGAATCACATTTATTTAGGGTGTGGTTATTGTTTTGCTCCTGAATCTAGAGATGATTGGTTAGAATGGAATAAGACTATCTTGGACTTATTGGCATATGGTTATTGGGTAACATTGGATTACAATGTAAAATATGCCGAAGACGTTTTACAAAATAGTTGGACAGAATACAACAAGTTTGTTAGTATGATTAGTGTACCTCTACCATATATAAACCAACACAATTACAACGCCACAATTAAACTAGATGATAAACATTTTAAAGGTTCTAACAGTGGTGTATGGTGTCACAGTTTACACGATTTAAGAAGTAGAGATGCATACACAGACTTTTCAGAATATGTGGGAGACAAAGTTGTCAAATAAGGACTTGACATCTGCCAAGAATTCTGGTATAATAAATGATAAGTTACAGTTTTGGTATCACGATTGCAAAAGCAGTGGACCTACACAAACTGAAAGAGGGTTTGAATGTAATGACTGTGGTGTCACTGAAGATGACGTTGAGACTATAGAAGTTGCAGACAAACATCAAGGAGATTTAGATAATTTTTATGTTTGAAGATATAACAACATTCGATATTATAGCAATAGCAATATTTTTAATTACTGTAAGTGTACTGGGTTATTTGAATTATAAAAATGGCGGACCTATAGAAATTAAAGTTTGGGGTTCCAACAAAAATTATCCAGCAAAGTTTGATAAACAAGGTACTGTAAAGTACACTAAAGGAGATAATACATAATGCCTAATTGGTGCGATAATCACATACATATAGAAGGTCCTGCTGAGGAACTTAAAAAGTTACAAGAAGATTTTTCAACTAAAGGTATGTTGGAAACACTTTGCCCTATTGGAGAATGGGACTACAATGAAGCAGTAAACACTTGGGGAACTAAGTGGGAAATTAGTGAAGACGAAGTGCAACATTTCGAGTATGATCCTGACGGTCCAGACCACGCACATTTAACTGGTAACTTTCAAAGTGCTTGGAGTCCGCCTACAGGAGCAATTAGAACATTCTTAGAAAACAATCCAGACTTTAGTGCAGACTTGATGTATTATGAACCATCAATGGATTTTGCAGGTACATTAGAGGAAAGTATAACAATATCAGATAAAAGTGATGATTATTGGATAATGGACCCAGATGGCATAGAGTTAAATGAAGCATTTGGTATATTAGAAAGTAGGTTAGAATGGGCGGCTGAAGAGGAAGATTTTGTGCTAGAAACAGCAGAAGATCTAGAGCCAATAGAAAAGGAACATTTGGAATAATGAGCAGAATTAAAAAAGCAGTATTGTTTATATTTGCAGTTGCGGTACTAACTTTAGTATCATTAAATGCTTATGCAACTGGTGGTGTTAAACTTGGCGGCACATTTATTAATAGTGACGATGCCACTTTTAAATTAGCAATTGATAATTCTGTAGAAACAGGCAAATGGCAAAGGGGGATTGAAGTAGATTATATGTATCAAACCCAAAGTGATATAGAAACTACCAACGAGTTATATGTAAATACCAAGTTAATTTATACTTTTGCTCCAAAACATTATATAGTTAATACATCTACATACGATGTTGACAAGTTCAGAACAGACGAACAAAGAATCAGTATGGCAATCGGTTATGGATACAAGATACTGAGAACAGAAAGATTTAAAGCAAGTAACGAATTTTCAGTAGGTTACCTAACAAGTGACTTAGTAGATGAATTAATTTACAGAAATAGTTTATGGTTTTTCTATAAACTGTCTGACAAAACAAACTTTACCAACAAATATCTAGTTGAGTTCGGTGATGAAGCAGATGACTATGTGAGAAACGAAACATCACTAAATTATAATTTTGATAATGGTTTAGTTTTAGGATTAACAAATACCTATACGGAAGATCCGATTGACAATAATATATTAGGTGTTACAATAGGTATTAAGTGGTAAAAAAGGAGATATAATGGCAATATCAGATGAAATGAGAGAACAACTAGAACAGATTGTTCAGTATGGTGACCAAATAAAAGCAATGTTCAAAGAACAAGATGACGTTGACTATGAAATTGGTGACTACGATGAACCTATCACACAACTATTGGGTCATATGAATGAAGTGATGGAAACTATTGACGGAGGTTGGTAGTGAGAAGTATATGGGTAACATTTAGTAAAGAAGGTATACATTACTACCCTGGTGCAGACACAAACCCTGCAACCGCAACAGGTGATGAATATGATGTATCCTTTTTAGGATACAAGCACAGACACATATTTCACTTTAAAGTTTGGATTGAAGTGTTCCACGATGACAGGGACATAGAATTTATACAGTTTAAGAGATGGCTTGAAAGTTTGTATAACGAAGAAGTTATACAACTTAATAACAAGTCCTGCGAAATGATTGCAGACAATTTAGCAGAACAAATACAGGATAGATATCCTGGTAGATTTGTAAAGATTTCAGTAGCCGAAGATAATGAAAACGGTTGCGAAATGGATTATCCAGTAGAAGAATTGGATGGTCCAAATTTGGAGGGTACAGAAGACAATGATGGTCCAGACCAAGCATTAGTTGATGTATTCGAAAGTTTAAAATAAAGAGGTATTAAATGGCAAGAATTACAGGAATGGATGAAAGTAATGGTAATTTAGAAATTACTATAGAATTTTCTGAGGAAGAAGCCGAACAGATTTTTTCTAATGCAATAAAGGATTTTGTATTAGAAGAAAAATCGCCAGAAGTACTGGCAAAACTTGTGATGCAACAGGCTCAACAACAAATAGATGAAGAGTTTGAAGCAGAGCAATACACTCCTAAACCCAGAAGGCGTAGGAGAAAACCAAAAGGTAATCGATAACCAAAGGAGAAAAATAATGGACAACTTAGAAGTACATTTAAAACTAAAAACTCTATTTGCAGAGTATGGCGAAGAGAACGAAAAGTTCGTTGCTAGTGGTAACAAAGCCGCAGGCACAAGAGCCAGAAAAGCACTAATGGAGATTTCAAAACTTTGTAAAACTAGAAGGAGTGAGATTCAAGAAGCGAAGAACAATGCCTAATATTAAAAAACAAGGTTTTACTAAAATGGACTCCGATAAGGAAACCGTTAAAATAACACCAGATAAGGATTATAAAGAGCCACAAGATTCAGGCTCATTAAATGAACCTGTAACTGGTGTTGTTGACTATGGTAGTCTTGGCGACAAAAAGGAAGATAAATGATTTATATAGTTGAGTTAGAACCAGTAGAGACTAGATATACTGCTCAGTGGAAACAGTATTTGCCTAAGCAAATGCGTGATGCTGGATTGGATGTTGAAGTTATTACTGGTCCTGCAGATGCTCCTAAAGATACTACTCCAGGAGCATTCCTCAACTTTAGTGGCACTAACTATTGGAAAAGTGAACAGTTAAAGACTATTAGTCAAATGTTTGCTGATGGCACAATACAAGATGGCGACTACTTTCTTTATACAGATGCTTGGAACCCTACAGTATTGCAGGCAAAGTATATGGCTAGATTACTAGAAAAAGATGTTAAATTCGGAGGTATGTGGCACGCCGGTGCGTATGACCCTGCTGATTTCTTGGGAAGACTTATTGGTCATAAAGAGGAATGGGTAAGAGATACAGAAAAGGCAATGTACAATACCTTCGATGATAACTTCTTTGCTACACAATTTCATATAGATATGTTTCTTGAAGCATTTCCTGAATTGGATAGTAGCAAAATTCATCAAGTTGGTTGGCCTATGGAGTATTTGGATACAGAATTATCTGAGTATAACATACCAGCAAACAAAATGAATATGGTGATATTTCCACATAGACTAGCACCAGAAAAACAAGTCGAAATATTCAAAGACCTCGCAAAGTCTATGGATGATGTGGAGTTTGTGATAGCACAAGAACACAATTTTACTAAAGATGAATATCATCTTGCACTTAGTAGAAGTAAAATAGTGTTCAGTGCTAACTTACAAGAAACATTAGGAATAAGTTGGTATGAAGGAGCCATTGTTGGTGCCGCACCTATTGTTCCTGATAGATTAAGTTATAGCGAAATGGCTATACCGCCCTTTATCTATCCAAGTATTTGGACAGAAAATTGGGAAAATTACCTAAATAATAAGGATAAACTTATTGCATTTATTAGAAATATCTTAGATTCTGATGATGTTGTAGACAAGGTAGAAGACCAAAGAAAGATTCTTAAAGAACATTTCTTTGATGGTTCTAAGATGTATAATATATTAAAAGGAAAGTAAAATGAGTGGAACAGTAATAGTAACAGGTGGCGGTGGATATATCGGTCACCAAGTTTGTTTGGAATTACAGGAAAAAGGATACACACCTATCAGTATAGATAGAAGTCCTAGAAAATTTACAGGTACAAGTGGTATAACTAATTTTCCAGAAGATATTAATAATAAAGGTGTAAACGCAATTATGAAAATGTTTAAGCCTGTAGCAGTTGTACATTGTGCGGCTTCTACAATGGTAGGTAACAGTTTTATAGAACCACACAAATATTATGAAAATAATATTTCTCATCTTATTACACTAATTGGTTCTTGTATGGAACACGAAGTTAAAAACTTTGTTTTTGTAAGTTCAAGTAGTGTGTATGGTGACATTGAAGAAACTAATGTAGATGGTACTATATGCGAAACAACTCCTTTAAATCCAGTTAGTCCATACGGAAAAACTAAGATGTATGGAGAAGAAATTTTAAATGACTTTGCACATTTTGGATTAAACATCACTCATATCCGTCCTTTTAATGTAGCAGGAGCAGACTTAGATAATAGAAATGGTTATACAACAGAACCTAAAATGCATCTTATTCCAATATTAGTTGATTGTGCAATCAATGAAAAACCTTTTACACTTAATGGTACAGATTACAGTACAATTGATGGCACGCCTGTTAGAGATTACACTCACGTAGTAGATGTTGCAAAAGCAATCAGAAAGAGTGTAGAATTAATGGAAGGTTTGGAAGAAACTGGAAACATACATCAATTTAATGTTGGCGGCGGCAATCCTAAAAGTATTAGAGAAGTAATTAAGGTTGTAGAATCTATTACCGGAAAACAGATTGAAGTAATCGAAGGTGATAGAAGAGAAGGAGATCCAGACTACACCAGTGCAGATTTATCACACATTGGTAAAAAGTTAAACTGGAGTCCAACACTTGATTTAGAGGAAATGGTTAGAACACATTATAATTGGGTTAAGAAATGAGTGTAATTAAACAAAGAAAAGCAGGTGTAGTAATCGAAAGAAGTGCTGTGCCAGTTATGGATATTGTAAAAGCAATTGGTGTTGGTAATGAGATAATAGATTTAAAAGAACTATATCCTGTTAATGATAAAGAAATATGGGAAAGTGTAAATTACTTTTGTTTGAACACAACATTCGATGCTAGAAAAGAAGTGTTTAATGTAGCCAAAGTAATTTTTCATCCAGACACAAATACAGTAGAATTAGAACTACTTGAAATTTCAGGTGAAATTTATTTAAGATGTGTTAATAGAGGTAAACTACTAAATCCTAAAATTAGAAGCATTAGCAACGCATTTACAAACGGTCTTAAACACGTTGTAATGCAAATGATTAGGGCATATAAGAATAGTACACCAATTGAAAACAATTTGCAAGAAGGCAACTTTAACACAGCAGTAGACGTAAACATTGCACAACGTATATCTAGATGGTGCGAGTTTAACAATATAGATATTCCGGAAGTTTGTAAGAAATACACAGACACAGATAATTACGAAAATTTAGTTGTAATACTTAAGGAGATTGAATGAGCGATAAAATATATGTCTCTTGGAAAAAGTGGAATTCTTATATGGCTACTATCACAAGAGAAATGGCAAAAGAAGGTTACAGACCCGATGTAATATTAGGGCCTGGTAGAGGTGGATATACTGGCGGAGTTATGCTTAGTCATTACTATGATGTTCCGTTTGAAGGTTTCAGATGGCAAACTAGAGATGGAGACATCAAAGATGCAGAAACATTAAAACATATTTTAACTCATTATATTGGCAAAAATATTTTAATATTTGATGACATTAATGATTCAGGAGCAACACTTCAAGGTATACACGATGAAGTTGAAAATATACCTCAAATAATGTTGCACGGAGATGTAAAGTATGCTACAATATTTGCTAAAGAATCCAGTAATTTTGATTCTGTAAATTTTAGAGCAGTTAATGTTTTACCAGATGAAGAAAATTGGATAGTATTTCCATATGAGGATTGGTGGGTATGAATAATATAATTAAAAAGGCAGAAGTGGTTGACAACCCAGATGGATTTGTAGTACACTTGTTTAAAAATTACGAACCGTTTGGTATAGTTGATGTTCGTGATAAAAGCATACATTATGCAAATGATGTGTGTGAGAATTGGGAAAACGGTATTTTGAGGGAAGACAATGAGTACATCAAAAAGTCTCAGCAATCATCTTAAGGTTCTTGAAGAAAGGCATAGAGCATTAGATGAAAAAATTATTATATTAGAGGACGATTACACTTCAAACGAAATAGTTAATCCTCTAAAACTAGAAAAATTAGAATTAAAAAGAGAAATTGAAGAATTAAAAATACAAATTAAGGAAAAGCAAAATGAAGGTGAGTGATAAAATTACACAAAGAATTAAAGAAGCCGGAGCAAAGTATTGGGCAAGTGATAATGTTGCACAATTTATGGATGAAGGCGATGACCTAGCACTTATTGAAGAACTAGTTCCTCATTTCGAAGGTGTACTAGATACACTTATTATTGATAGACACAATGACCCTAACAGTCAAGGTACTGCAAAACGTCTTGCTAAAATGTATATTAATGAACTTATGTGGGGCAGATATAACAATATGCCAGATGCCACAGCATTTCCTAATGACATAGAAGAAGGTTACAAAGGTATGTTGGTTGTGAGAAGTGAAATACAAAGTATGTGTTCTCATCACCATCAGCCTGTAAAGGGTGTAGCATACATTGGTATTATTGCTGGAGAAACACTAATTGGTTTAAGCAAATATACAAGAATTGCACAATGGTGTGCAAGACGAGGTACATTACAAGAAGAACTTGCCAATGATATTTCTAGAGAAATAATGAAAGCAACTGGCAGTAAAAACTTAGGTGTGTACATACAAGCAACACACGGTTGTGTAGAAAACAGAGGTGTGTTAGCACATAGCAGTTTAACACAAACAACTGTATTAGAAGGTGCATTTAAAGAAGAAGCAAAAGTGCAAAAAGAATTTATGGACAATATTAAACTGCAAACACAATACGCCTGCGGAAGATAATGACATTAAAATATAGCGAAACATTTTATTCTGCACAGGGCGAAGGCAAGTATGTAGGCATACCTAGTCTGTGGATGAGATTTTTCCTATGTAACTTACAATGCAATGGCTTTGGACAAAAAGACCCAACAGACCCTAGCACATATGAACTACCATATGAAACAATTGATATATCAGATATAACAAATGTGTTTGATTTACCTGTGTTTGAAAAAGGTTGTGATAGCAGTTATACTTGGAGTAAAAAGTATAAGCATTTAATAACAGATAAGACGGTAGAAGAGGCAGTAGACGAACTTACAGCACTTCTACCGCACTCTAAGTTTGTACACCCAGTTACACAACAACCTGTGCATATGGTGTTTACAGGCGGCGAGCCAATGCTTAAAAACACACAGCCTGGTATGATGCAGGTTATAGAAGAGTTCAAACGCAGAGACAATATGCCAATGAATGTTACTGTGGAAACAAATGGCACAAAGCCTATTACAGATGAGTTTGCTGGTTGGGTACATCGTAATTACACAGGTTGGACTGGCAGAGAATGGTATTGGAGTTTATCACCTAAGTTATGGAGTACTGCTGGTGAGAAGCCTAAGAAAGCAATACAGCCTGAAGTAATTGGTAGATATGCTGAAGTAAGTCCAGTAGGACAGTTGAAGTTTGTTGTTAATGGCTCAGAAGCAAGTTGGCAAGAAGTAGAAGACAATGTTAAACTGTTTAGAGAAGCAGGTTGCGACTTTCCTGTATGGATTATGGGAGTAGGCGGCACATTTGAAGGCTTAGTACAAACTGAAGCCACCATTGCCGACGAGGCTATACAACGTGGATATAATTATACAAGTAGAGTTCACGTACACATTTATGGTAACGCAATAGGAAAATAATATGGATGAATTTGATAAAAACTTTATAAAAAATATGAGTCCTCTTTTGATTACAGCAGTTGTAATGTTCTTTTTAATGGTAGCATTTGAAACAAAAGCAGATGAAGATAAAGTTATAGGATATACCGAACACGGTATTGCTGTTACTAAAGAAGATTTAAAAGTTAAATCATTTAATTTTAGTAACGTAAGAGGTACGTGGGATTGGGATAAAAAGGCTAATACACTAAGATTATCTATAGGAAAATATAAAAAAGTAGATATAACATTCTTTAATAGATGTTGGGATATGGAATATGCAACTGGATTAAAATTTGTTCCTTGGATGAAAGGTTCTAGTTTTATTAGTAAAGGGGATAATATTATACCTATAAGTTGGACAAATAGAAGAGCATTGTATCCTTGTACTATTAAAGAAATATACTTGGTTGCAGATGTTGGATAAAGATGTTATACTATATACATAGAGAGATTATATGAAAAAGAAAACAAAATTACCTTTTAGTATGATGCCAGCCAGTTGGGGACTTAAAGGTAAGTCTAGACTTGTTGCAGAAGCAGAATACTACTATGAAGGCGCAGACTTAGACAAACGTCTCGCAGAAATTAATGACCCTGATAATTCAGAGGTTATTAAGTTAGAAATTGATTTAAGAGAAGGTGTTATCACTGAACAGCAATTTCACAAACAAAAAGCAGAAGTAACTAATGAGCCTTATGTAAATGTTCTTAAGATGGATGTAGATCCTGAAAATCCTAAAGCAGGTTTTATGGAACTTGATTGGAATGATAAATTTGTACAGATGTTACACGACAACGGTTACAAAGGCGAAAGCGATGAAGTAGTAGTTAATACTTGGTTTAATGATTTATGTAGAACAGTATTACTGCAAGAAAGAGCAGATATGGATTTTGGCTTACAGAATAATCCAGATGTAGATTTTGTAAAAGAAAAAGAACAACCAGAAGGGGAAGATAAAGAGTGAAATATATCCTTGTAGACAGTCTTAATATGTTTATGCGAGCCAAACACGTTGGCGGTAGAGGGCAAAGTATCGATATGAAAATTGGTATGGCAATGCACATTACTTTAAACAGTATTAGGAAAGCCTATAGGGATTTCGGTGGCGACCACGTTGTATTTTGTTTAGAAGGCAGAAGTTGGAGAAAGGACTTTTATGCACCTTACAAAGCAAACCGTAAAGTTATTGCAGACCAAAGAAGTGTTAAAGAACAAGAAGATGATGAATTGTATTTTGAAGCATACAATGACTTTATTGAATTCTTACAAGAAAAAACTAACGCAACTATTCTGCAGAACAAACAAGCAGAAGCAGATGATATGATTGCAATATGGATACAAGAACATCCACAAGATGAGCATATTATTGTTAGCACTGATAGTGACTTTTATCAACTATTAGCACCCAATGTAACGCAATATAACGGCACTACAGATGAACTAGTTAGTTTAGAAGGCTTTAAAAATGTTAAAACAGGCGAATGGGTAATAGATAAAAAGACCAAAGATGTAAAAGCACCAATAGATCCAGAATTTGCATTGTTTGAAAAGTGTGTTAGAGGCGACTCTAGTGATAACATTTTTAGTGCATACCCTGGTGCTAGAAAGAAAGGCAGTAAGAATAAAACAGGTATAATGGAAGCCTTCGAAGACAGAAAAACAGGTGGGTTCAACTATAACAATTTTATGTTACAAAGATGGACAGACCATAACGAAGAAGAACATAGAGTTAGAGATGACTTTTTGAGAAACAAAATACTTATAGACTTAACTGAACAACCAGACGAGATAAGACAAAGTTGTATAGAAAGTATTAACGAAGCACTACAAAAGCCACGTGCTACTAATGTAGGATTTGCTTTTATGAAGTTTTGTGCTAAATGGGATATGCAAAGGTTGGCAGATGATGCCACAGAGTTTGCTACTATGTTAAATAAAGGAGCGATGAAAGATGAAAGCAAAATTGAAAGCCATAACTGATAACAGTTGGTTAGTTTTAGACGCAGGTAAGAAAGGTAATGTTGGTATATTAAGCCAAACAATACAAGGAAAATTTGACTTACTTGATAGAAGTGGAGAAAGAGAAACATTCGAAACTAAAAAAGATTGTTTGAGATTTTTAGGAACAACTAAAGATGTTTTTAGTACTCATTTAGAAAGTGTTAGCGAACCTGGTACTTTCTTTATTCAAGGTCATCCTATCAAATATAAAAATCCGTTTCCGATTGATGAGTCGCATCCAAGTTACAATCCAAAAATACCAACTTTTGCAAAAACATCGAACAGTGATGTATATTATGCGGCAGGTTGGTATTGTATAAATTTTGATAAGGCTTGGAAACACGGTAATTGTCCCAAACTATCTACTCTTTTAGAGTATGGCTATGAAGGTCCATTTGCTAACAAGATTGAATGCAGAAGAAGACTCAGGGAACTTAATCGTGAAAAGCGAAGTACTGACCAGTCTTAAAATTCTCATAGAGCAAAAAGCAAAAATCTCGCCAACCGCGAATTTAGATTCCAATTGGTTGTTACATCAACTAACAGCAATTGAAAATGAAATCGAACAGTTTAATAAACCAGACGATTCACTTTTAGATATAGACGCAGATGGCGGACACTTCTAAAGATTTTGATTGGCGTAAAGACTGCGGGTATAATAAGATATTCCAATATAGAGTCGAATGGGCCAGAGGTCCTGATGAACCTTGGGAAGGTATTGGTATACCATCAGGCGTATTACGTCGTATTAATGATAGATGTAAAGGTAGATTTGGTTGGCATTTCAACGTAGTTGATAAAACAAAAATAGCATATATAACATTTGAGAGGCGCAGAGACGCAGGATTGTTTGGACTCCTAAGAAGTAAATATTAAATAATTAACAGTAGTTTTAATTAATTTTTTGATAAATAAGTATACAGGAGACAGACAATGAGTAGACCTAAACCTACAATTATTTTAGAACACACAGATACTGAAACTCATAAAAGTGAGCAGATACTTAAAGCACAATCTATCTATAGTGTATTTTTTGATGGTGAGCCTATCAACTTACGAGTCAGTCATATCTTTATGGACTACCCTGGTCCTAAATACAAAAAGGTATCTTTTTCAAATCCTGGACACGCATTTAACCTTGCAGAACGCCTTAACAAAAAATTCTCTACAGACAAGTTTTCTGTGGTTAGATTAGACCAAGGAACTGAGGTTAAGGAAAGTGACATCGTTAAAAAATAGCATACAATACAAAATAACCAATCAGTTACGAGAAGAACTTGGTATCGAAGAATATGAAACTGAGGATCTATTGTACCAAATATTCAAAAACTTTAGGTTAAGTCCAAACAATGTAACTGGTTTAAGATTGAGTCCATATGGTCTTAAAATAATGAAAAAGGTGTATGACTATTATCAATATAAAATACAAGATATAAAAATTACCAGTAATATTGTTATTAAGATGGATAAAGTAATGAAATTTCCATATTATGTAGACGGTAAACAAATGGTGTTATTCAGCGGCAAAGACGCATTTATGTTAAAGTTAAGAGGCAATGATTTTAACAAATGGTTAAAAAGTTTAAAATAATTACAAAATATACTTGACACTACCCCGATATCGACGTATAATAATATATGTAGGTAACATTAAACAAAGGAGTAAAAATGTCACAAGATACAGTAGTTAGAAAAATTAGACTTTCAAAGGCTAAATCTTATGTCAAGAAGGCTTTTGATAAGAAAAGACCAGTATTTTTATGGGGTCCTCCCGGTATTGGCAAATCAGAATTGATGCAACAAATCACAGAAGAAGACAATGGTTTTCTAATTGATTTGAGATTGCCTCTTTTAGATCCAACAGATATCAAAGGATATCCATACAGAAACCCAGAAACAAATACAATGGAGTGGGCCTCCCCTGCAGAACTTCCTACAGAAGAACTATGCAGTCAGTATGATAAAGTGGTGCTTTTCTTAGATGAATTGAATGCGGCACCTCCGGCAGTACAAGCCAGTGCATACCAGTTAGTATTAAACAGACGTGTAGGACAATATCATTTGCCTGAAAACGTTGTAGTTGTTGCGGCTGGTAACAGAGAGACTGACAAAGGTGTTACATACAAAATGCCAAGTCCGTTAGAAAACAGATTTTTACATTTCGAACTTGAAGTAAGTTTTGATGATTGGCAAGGTTGGGCAATCAATAACGGCATTAATGCAGATGTTATTGGTTATCTTTCAGCCAACAAAGCAGACTTATTTGACTTCGATCCAAAAAGTTCAAGCAGAAGTTTTGCAACTCCAAGAAGTTGGACTTTTGTAAGTGAACTTATTTCAGATGGTGACCTTGAAGGTAACGACTTACTAGAAATGGTTGCTTCTGCAGTAGGCGAAGGTATGGCGGTAAAATTTATGACACATAAAAAGTTTGCCGCAGACTTACCTAAGCCGATAGACGTTTTAGAGGGTAATGTTACTGAACTCAAAGTAAAAGAGATTTCAGCCAATTTTGCTCTTACCGTTTCATTATGTTATGAACTTAAAGAAGTAGAAAAACAAGGAGATGAGAAAAAACTTATCGAATATGTTAATAATTTCTTACAGTTCACAATGAAAAACTTTGAAACTGAAATGAACGTATTAGCCGCAATTACTCTCTTCAGAGACTATGACTTAGAGTTTGACCACTACAATGTTAAAAGTTGGGACGACTTTAGTGACAAGTATATCCAATATTGGGTAGAAGACTAGTAGGCTAAACTAATTTTGCTCGGTATGTTACTCCTACACCTACATACTACAATCGAGCAAATAGGGGGAAGGCAACTTCCCCCATCCTTATTTAAAATGGACCAGAAAAAACGGTTGACAATTATACAAAAAGAAGTATAATTATAATTGTAGGAGAAACAAATTATGACCACAGCAGTAAATCCAAAACAAGAGCAAGAAGCACATAAGTTCGATAACCTTATTGGTGAAGTTAGTCAAGCAGAAAAAGACGAAGCATACGATAAGATTATTAAAGCAAGAGTAAAAATGCTTATGAGTCACGGTTTTTTCGGAAACTTAGCAACTAGACTAAAAGT